TCTCTTTCTTTGTTGCTCATCATCACTTTCGTCACAGTGTTCGTCTCTTATTCTGTTACTTGTCCCGCGCCCATCTGTATCTACACTCTGTCCCTACACGACGCTCTTCCGATCTTTGATGCTAGACTAAGTGAAGGTGAGTATGTCGTACCTGCTGATGTTGTGCGATTCTTTGGTGTTAAGTTCTTTGAAGACCTGCGTACACAAGCTAAGATGGGCTTTGCTGATATGGAAGCTAATGGTCGTATCGGTGGAGAGCCTGTACCAGCAGAGGGTGGCTTACCGTTTGACATTTCTGAGCTACAAGCAGAGGATATGCCAGATGGACCTATGATGATGAACGAGGGTGGTGATGTTACAACCATGACACAGCCTGACTTTATGCAAGGTTACTCGTTTCCAGGGGTAGGTGCCGCACAAGAGTACAAGACTTACGTTAACGAACAGGGCTTGACAATGACGATTAGATTTGTTAATGGTCAACCTACAGTTGCAATACCCGCAGGGTATACTGAGGTAGGTAAAGAAAGCGCTGAGACTCCTACTACTCAGACAGGAAGTTCAGATAAAGATGATCCTATATTTGACCCTAAAACTGAACGTAAAGAGTTAGTAGACTATTCTACTATTACAGAAGGTAAAGAAGAGGACTGGTTTAATTGGGTAGAAGATGATATTGAAGGTTCTAAAAACTCAGTTGGTTTAGGTGTTCCTATTATTGGATTAGCTCAAATGCAACATCAAAAGTTTATGAAAGAGCAACTAAACAAAGCTCTAGGTACTCTAGATGAAGATGATACTAATAGATCAAGAGTTCAAGGTTTACTTGATAAGTTAGAGGGTAAAGATGAGCAGGGCGGTCTTGATATCTTAGGTGGCATAAAAGACACTGCTGAAAATCTTAACCAAGGTCTAACAACTGCTTATAGAAACTTTAAAAATAGTACAGGTCCATTGTTTGACCCATCGACTGAGATAAAAGGTAAACGTGTTTACGGATCAAGTAATAAAGCTATATCACCAGAAGAGCGAGAAGTTCAAAAGAATACAGAACGCTCTCAAGCTATAACTAGCGGAAATTTTCACGAAGTGGCTTCAAGACAGTACCAAGAAGATATGAAAGCTGCAGGGTACACAGCTACTCCAACAGGTTTTGTTAAAGATGTTAGCTCAGAAGTAAATGATACATCAGAGGAAGACGAACCTACACTCGATAATAATCATAAGGCTACCCAGTAAATTTGCTGGCCCCAACATAAAGGAGTAAACTCATGTCGGAAGTAGCAGTCCAAAAAGATATATCAATTAAGGTAGATTCCCCATCCCACAATAGAAACATAGCTCGTGCAGTACAGGATCAAGAAGAACTAGATCAACTAATTAAAGAAGCAGGGCGTAGTCCAGAAGTAGAAACACAAGAAGACATAACTGAAGATCATCAGCTAAACAAAGTTGGAACTAAAGGTGATGATAGTGATGAAGGTCTTACCGCAGAAGAAAAAACTTTTAAGAAACGCTACGGAGATTTACGTAAGCACTCAGCAGAAAAAGAAAAAGACCTACAAAGTCGTTTAGAAAAGCTAGAGTCACAACTTCAGTTAGCGTCTAAGAAAGAACTTGTACTACCTAAGTCAGCAGAAGAAGTTGAGGCGTGGTCCAGACAGCATCCTGATGTAGCAGCAATAGTTGAATCTATTGCAGATAAAAAAGCTACAGAGCGTTCTAGCAATTTAGAAAAACGAATGAAAGAGTTTGAACAACTACGTTCTGACGCAGTAAGAGAAAAAGCTGAAGCTGAACTAGTTAACTTGCATCCAGACTTCGAGCAGATACGAAGTGGCGATGATTTTCATAACTGGGCTGAAGAACAACCTAAGTGGGTTAAAGATGCTCTGTACGAAAACATGGACGACGCTAAATCAGTTGCCCGTGTTATTGATTTATATAAACAAGACAAAGGCATGAATAAGTCTACAGCATCGTCTTCGGCAGATAAAGCTGCAGCTTCTTCAGTTAAGGCTAGAACTCGCAGTACACCCGAAGCAGATCAATCTAAGAAGTTTCTTAGTGAGTCTGTTGTTAACCGAATGTCAGCTAAAGAATACGCTCGAAGATCCGATGAGATTATGGAAGCTATTCGAGAAGGCAAATTTACTTACGATATGACAAAAAAGACTTGACAGTTGTAATATTGTAAGTATAACTATAAGCATATACATGAATTGCATAAATTTAATGTGTATGTTTTTCACCAAGCACTAAGCCGCAAAGAACTACCCTATTAAGTACAGGCCCAGTTTATATCAAGATCGACGGATCTAAGATTTAAATTGCACCCTAGAAAACGACAGGCCCCTTTAGTGGATATGTTGTGTTTATTTCACATAGCCATATCTTAACGGAGGATTTTATACAATGGCTTTTTCATCCGCAAGTGGGTACGGAAATCTACCTAATGGTAATTTTTCACCCATTATATATAGCAAACAGGTACAACTTGCTTTCCGCAAGTCTGCTGTTGCTAATGCTATCACCAATAACGATTACTTTGGTGAAATAGCGAACCAAGGCGATACCGTAAAAATCATCAAAGAACCTGAAGTATCAGTAAAAGCGTACTCTCGTGGTACGACAATACTACCTCAAGATCTTGATGACGAAGAGTTCCAACTTACCATCGATAAATCAAACTACTTTGCATTTAAAATCGATGATATTGAGGAAGCTCATAGTCATGTTGACTTTATGAATCTCGCAACTGACCGTGCAGCTTATAGACTAGCTGACCAAATGGACCAAGATGTTCTTGGATACCTAGCTGGTTTCAAACAGTCTTCACTACACGGTGCGCCAGATACAGTTAACGCAACTGTAAATGGAACTGTAGCAGTATCTACTGCTGGTACAGACGAACTACTTTCTAGTATGAAGCTAAAGAAAGGTGACTTCGGCAACATCACAACAAGTTCAGCAGGGGATCACTCTATTCCTCTCGTACCTCGTTTTGGTGGTGCAACAGCACAGCCAACTGCCACAGCTTCACCTTTACAGGTAATCGCTAGAATGGCGAGACTACTAGATCAACAAAATGTTGACTCTCGTAATCGCTGGATCGTACTAGATTCTGTATTTATCGAACTATTGAAAGATGAAGATTCACGTCTTCTAAATTCAGACTTCGGTGGATCAGGTATCCAAAACGGTCTTGTACTAAACAACTTGCACGGTTTCCGTGTTTATCAATCTAACAATCTACCTGCAGTAGGTTCAGGACCAGGAACATCTGGCTCCTCAAACCAAAATACAAACTACGGGGTTATTGTTGCTGGACATGATAGTGCAGTTGCAACCGCAGAACAGATCAATAAAGTTGAATCATATCGAGATCCCGATTCATTCAGTGACATTGTTCGTGGGATGCACTTATATGGCAGAAAGATACTTCGACCAGAAGCTCTTGTTAACGCCAAATATAACGCAGCGTAGGGGGACATAAAAAATGGCTACTATAACATCACTTTTACTTCCTGCTACAGGTAACTCTAACAGAGGCCGTATGCCGTATCAAGTTGAACTAATAATTGACTTGACTGCACAAGCTATTGATTGTTCATCGGCAGATGTAGTACAATGTATTACACTACCAGCGAATACTCATATACTTCACGCAGGTGTTCAAGTTGTAGAATGTGCAACAATGAATACAGGTACAAATGCTACTATAACATTGGGTGCAGCAGACGTTGACGAATATGTGACAGCATTTGACATTGATGGTGCATCAGATTTGGCATATGCGCCAAGTGTTACACCTTCAGCAGAAGTNNAACTTAGAGTTTACGCTCTACTAATGGATGTTTCAGAACAAGGCAGCACATCCGCTGCTGAAGTCGATAGAGACACATTAGCATAATAAAAGCATATTGGGGGCTGGGTCTAACTTGGCCCCCTAAGCTAACTTTTTATTTTGAAAGATTATATACATGGCAGAGACTTATCTAACTTTAACGAACAAAGTTCTGGCAAGGTTAAATGAAGTTGAATTAACAAGTTCAACTTTTTCGTCATCTAGGGGAATACAAACCCAAGCTAAAACTGCTATTAACGAAGCTGTTCGATATATAAATCAAAGAGAATTTAATTACCCGTTTAACCACGCTACTGAAAGTAAAACATTAACTGCAGGTGTTGTTCGATACTCACTACCTACCTCAACTAAGGTAGTTGACTACAATACATTTAGAATAGTAGCTAATGACACACTAGGCAACAGCGGTGGTAAACTACAAATCCTAGACTACAATGATTATATTAATAAACACGTAGATCAAGAAGACTTAATTATATCTACAACCTTAAATGGTTCACATTCAGATTCGGTTGCTACTCTTACACTTACTTCAACTACTGGTTTAGATAGTGCAGGTAAAGTATATATAGGTAACGAGGAAGTAACGTACACTGCTATTAGCGGTAATGACATTACAGGGTGTACTCGTGGTGCTAATAGTACAACGGCTGCTGCCCATTCTAGTGGTGTTACTGTAACGCAGTTTGATGACGGCGGCGTACCCACACACGTTGTACGCACCTTAGATAATAATTATTTATTTTACCCATACCCTACTAAATCTTATGTAGTAAAGTTTGATTACTTTACCTTCCCTGCGGATATGACAGCGCACGGGGACACTACAACTATTCCTGATCGTTTTGCTGCAGTTATTGTTGACGGAGCTACGGCTTTTGTGTATCAATACAGAGGAGAAGTACAACAGTACGGAATAAACTTTACACGGTTTGAGCAAGGTATAAAAAATATGCAAACTTTGTTAGTTAATAAATTTGAATATATTAGGTCTACATATCTACCAGGAAACGCTAGAGGTGGCTTTAGCTCCTCACTTAGAGTAAATTAATGCCAGACAATTCACAGGTACAACCTTTTTCATTTAATTGCGAAGGTGGGTTGGTTCTTAACCAATCTACTTTTATTATGCAACCAGGACAGGCACTAGAGCTAACTAACTTTGAGCCTGACGTTGAAGGCGGCTACAGACGCATTAATGGTTTTGCGCCTTACGTGTATCAGCAAGTTCCTGAGACTACAATAAGCAGTGAACCAATTTTAATGTCTGCGTTGTTTAATGATTATATTCTTGCTGCTAGAGGTGAGAAGATATATAGTTCAGCTAGTACAACACTAAGGCAAAAGATTACTGCATCTACTGCTATGACAGGATCTGGAACTATTAATGTAAATTCTACTACTTCATTTAGTTCTAGTGGTACTGTAGGTATTAACTCAGAAATATTTACATATACAGGTAAGACAGCTACAACTCTTACTGGTGTTACACGGGCTACTAGTAGTACAACTGCTGCTGCCCACTCTGCTTCAGATACGGTATCAGAAAGTTGGACAGAAAGAGATACAGGCAGAACCTCTGCTGCTAAATATAAGTTTGAAAGATTTAACTTTGATGGCAACGATAAGTTTATTTTTGTAGATCAAGTAAATGCACCAACTGTATTTAATACATCTTTATCTGCTACAGATGTATCATCCGCAGGTGGTGGAGAAGTAAGCACTGTTGTTACAGGTGCTAAACATGTAGCTGCATTTAAGAGCCATATGTTCTACTCAGGAATGTCTAGTACACCACAAGAGTTAGTGTTTAGTGTTCCATTTGATGAAGACAACTTTGCTACAGGGAGTGGTGCAGGGAGCATTAAAGTTGACGATACAATCGTAGGACTAAAAGTTTTCCGTGAAGATTTATTTATCTTTTGTGAAAACAGAATATTTAAACTGTCAGGAACTACAAGTTCTAACTTTGCTATTGTGCCTGTTACTCGTAACATTGGTTGTGTAAACGGAGACACAATACAGGAATTTGCTGGTGACTTAATATTCTTAGGACCAGACGGGTTACGTACTATTGCTGGTACTGCTAGAATTGGTGACGTTGAGTTAGGTACAATTAGTTCTAATGTACAGTCTATATTTAGAGAAAACATTAGTGCATCAGAAAACTTTACATCATTAGTTATACCTGACAAGACACAATACAGAATATTCTTTTCTAAAGAGGGGGGCGCACAAGCTGCTACATTAGGAGTTATATGTGTACTAAAAGGACAGAACTTTGAGTTTTCACAAATAAAAGGTATACGTCCTAATTGTACAGACAGTGTTGTAGAAGCAGGAAATGTTATACCTGTACATGGTGGTTTTGATGGGTACGTATATAGACAGGACCAAGGTGATACATTTAACGGTGCATTAGTACAAGCTAAGTATCGTAGTCCAGATTTTACCTTTGGTGATCCTGGTGTTCGAAAACATATGCAAAGGGTAAATATTAACTACGCACCTGAATCAACTATTGATGCAGA